ACTTTCACCACCTTTGACGCCAAAGGTATCCGTGAAGACCTGTCCAACATCATCACCAATATCGCACCCGAAGAAACTCCTTACATGAGTAACATCGGACGCGAATCAATCAGCAATTCGCTGTTTGAATTCCAAAGCGATACCCTGGCGGCAGCCGCAGCTAACAAGCAGATTGAGGGTGACGATGTCTCCTCTTTTGATGCTGTTACCGCAACTGTTCGCCTGCAAAACTACGCTCAGATTTCGCGCAAGACCATCATCTTGTCCGCGACTGAAGAAGTAGTTAACAAGGCAGGGCGTCGCTCAGAATTAGCCTACCAAATTGCGAAGCGTTCGAGCGAGCTAAAAAGAGACCAAGAGTTCACCATGCTCAACGGCGCGGTGGCTGCTGCCGGTAGCACCAGCGTTGCACGCGGTACTGCATCACTTCAAGCGTGGGTTAAGACCAACGTCGATATGCAAACCAACGGCACTAATCCGTCGTACACCACGCTGCCTAGCAGCGCGCGTACTGACGGTAACGTCCGCACCTTTACTGAAACCATTCTCAAGAATGTGATTCAGCAAGTGTGGGCTGCTGGCGGCACACCCAAAATGTTGATGGTTGGCCCTATTAACAAGCAGCGCGTTAGCGGTTTCTCTGGTATCGCATCCAGCCGTTTCAACATTGATGGCGGTGCAAAACCTGCCACTCTCGTGGGGGCGGTCGATTTATACGTGAGCGACTTCGGAAACGTGGCAACAGTTGCCAACAGGTTCCAACGTGAGCGTGACGCATGGGTGCTCGATCCTGAGTACGCCAAGATGGTTGTGCTGCGTCCTTACCAGCAAATTGAACTTGCTAAAACCGGCGACGCTGAGAAGCGTATGTTGCTGGTGGAGTGGGGTCACAAGGTGCTGGCCGAGAACGCACACGGACTGGCTGCTGACCTGATTACTTCGTAATCAACTGGAAGGGATCAGGGAAACCTGGTCCCTTTTTTAACGCATGAACAATCAAGTATTTGACGAAAACAAAGACGCGGGTATCACCCGTTTTTGGCATTACAACGATGAAACTGGCCAGGCAACAATTCAGACTCAGCAGGATGTCACAGCAGTTGTTGAAGCGAACAAGGCAGATTTCAATCGAGTAGATGAGCGCGCAAACTGGAGTGGCGAGTGGCATCACGTTGCCAGCATTCCGGAGACTATCTACTACCAACTCAAGGCCGAGGGCAAGCTGGACGATGATGCGTACATGAAACGCTGGCTCAATGACCCCGACAACAGATTTTTCAGAACGAGACCTGGACAAGTATGAACAATTACATTGCAGTCTGCACACCAGCCCGTGACATGGTTCACGCCAACTTTACCTATTGCCTGGTGAATATGGTCTGCTACCACACGCTGAACACGACAGATGCAGTGTCTCTCAAGATCATGCAGGGCACGCTGATACAAAACCAGCGTGCTGACCTGGCGCTGGATGCGATGGCCGAGGGCTGCACCCATATCCTGTTCATCGACTCAGACATGACGTTCCCGCAGGACATGGTCGAGCGCCTGCTCAAGCACGACCTAGACATCGTTGCAACCAACTGCGCCAGGCGCCGAATTCCTACCGGCCCGACTGCCCAGAAGTACGGCCCTGACGGTGAGCGCGAACTGGTCTACACCATGCCGGAGTCAACCGGCATCGAGGAAGTTGGCAGCATCGGAATGGGCGTGATGCTCATCAAGCGCAACGTCTTTGAGAAGCTGACAGAGCCTTGGTTCGAGACTCCCTGGCGCACCGACAAGCGCGGCTACATCGGAGAGGACATTTTCTTCTGCCGAAAGGCGCAGGCGGCAGGGTATAAAATACACATAGACCACGACGTGAGCAAAGAGATCGGCCACATCGGGACGTTTGAATTCAAGCACGACCACACCTGGATGATGCGCGACATCGAGAAGGAAGAGCATGGCACTTAGCACCTACGCTGAACTGAAAGCCTCGGTCGCCGACTGGCTCAACCGTAGCGATCTCACGTCTGCCATCACCGACTTTGTCTCTCTGGCCGAGGCACAGATGGAGCGCGATCTCCGCACCAGGCAAATGATTGTCAGGGCTAACGCCACCATCAGCGACGAGTACAGCGCACTGCCAAGCGATTACCTAGAGGCTAAATCGTTCAAGCTGACCGGTACGAACCCCATCTCCCCGCTAGTATTCCAGAGCATCAACGCGATGGATGACTTGCAAGTCAGCTACAGCGCCAGCGGCCAGCCTAAATACTTTTGCGTTATCGGTGGACAGATCCGCGTCCTACCGACACCTGACACGTCCTACGTTTCTGAGTTGATCTACTACGCGAAACTCAGCAAGCTGTCCGACTCAAACACGACCAACTTTCTGCTGACTCTGTCGCCTGATGTTTACCTTTACGGTTCGCTGCTCCAGGCCGCGCCATACCTCCAAGATGATGCGAGAATACAGGTATGGGCTGGCCTGTACCAGAAGGGCATCGACGCACTCAACCTGTCTGATGAACGCGGCTCCATGACGGGCGGCGCTTTGATGGCAAGAGCAAGGACATTCGGATGATAGTTACTACGACAAAAGGTGAGATGGACGATTCGCTGCTGGAAAAGCGCGAGGGTTCAATCGATAACGATACCGAGACAACAAGCTGGGTAGAGTATTGGCTGGATGGTGAGATGGTGCATAGGTCTGTCCATATGGCACTGAAGCGTAGCGTTTTTTCTGATGGTATTATTCAACAAATTTAGGAAATAAATCATGGCAAATACTCAGGCAATGTGTACAAGTTTTAAGGGTGAATTGCTTGTCGGTCACCACAATTTCGGCACTGGCGTAATACGCGCTGCTACCACCGCCGACACGTTCAAGGCCGCGCTGTACCTAGCAAGCGCCACCGTAAACGCCTCCACAACGGCCTATAGCGCCACCAATGAGGTGTCTGGTACTGGCTATACCGCAGGCGGCGTCACAGTAACATTCGGCACTGCTCCAAGCACAAGTGGTACTACAGCATTTGTAACGCCTAGCGCGAGCATAACTTATTCATCGGTTACGCTGGCTACAGCGTTTGATGCGGTCCTGATCTATAACTCGACCCAGAGCAACAAGGCGGTTAGCGTCCACACATTTGGGTCACAGACAGTTACCGCCGGTACGTTCACTCTGACAATGCCCACCAATGACGCAAGTACCGGCCTGATCCGGCTGGCATAACTGAAGGGGCAGCGTCGTGGCTGCATACGGTACAGGCTACTACGGCAAGGGCGTCTATGGTATAGGCAATGTTGTCATATCTGGCAACGCCTCCACGCTTGCCATTGGGACACTGCTTGCCAGTAGGTCAATCCAAGAGGATGGGACGGTTGCAACCGGAAATGTCGGCACTGTTGGTCTCACCCGAACAGTTGCAATCACCGGCAACGCATCCACGGCATCCATTGGAACTGTAGCGCCAAGCACTACAGCGGCTGTTACAGGTAACTCTGCGACCCTTTCAGTTGGCAGCGTCACCCAGAGCGCGGCTGTAAGCCTGACTGGTAATAGCGCGACACTCTCACCAGGCACTGTCACGAACAGCGCGACCCTGGCCATAACAGGCAACGCATCCACCGGATCGGTTGGCAGCGTTTCAACATCAAGATCAATTCAAGAAGATGGCAATGCATCAACGCTATCTGTTGGAAGCGTTTCTTTTGTAAGGATTGCGGCTGTATCAGGTAATGCGTCTACGCTATCTGTTGGTAGCGTTTTAAGCTCAACATCCATTCAAGAAAATGGCACTATTGCTACAGGCAATGTAGGAAGTGTTGCCCAATCAAGATCAGTTAGCTTGTCAGGAAATGCGTCAACGCTATCTGTAGGAAGTGTTGCCCAATCAAGATCAGTTAGCTTGTTAGGGAATGCGTCTACGCTATCTGTTGGGAGCATTTTTCAATCAAGAACTATTGCTGTTACAGGAAATGCGTCTACGCTATCTGTTGGAAGCGTTTCTTTTGTAAGGATTGCGGCTGTATCAGGAAATGCATCAACGCTATCTGTTGGAAGTGTTGCCCAATCAAGATCAGTTAGCTTGTCAGGAAATGCGTCAACGCTATCTGTTGGTAGCGTTTCTTTTGTAAGGATTGCGGCTGCATTAGGTAATGCATCAACGCTATCTATTGGTAGCGTTTCTTTTGTAAGGATTGCGGCTGTATCAGGAAATGCATCAACGCTGTCTGTTGGAAGTGTTACCCAATCAAGATCAGTTAGCTTGTCAGGAAATGCGTCAACGCTATCTGTTGGAAGTGTTGCCCAATCAAGATCAGTTAGCTTGTCAGGAAATGCGTCAACGCTATCTGTTGGTAGCGTTTTAAATTCAACATCGATTCAAGAAGATGGAACTATTGCTACAGGCAATGTAGGAAGCATTTCTCAATCAAGAACTATTTCTGTTACAGGGAATGCATCTACGCTATCTGTTGGTGCAGTTGGACTGACAAGCACTAAAGCAATTGCTGGAAATGCTGCGGCTAGTGCTGTTGGAACGATGGGTGCAGAAGCCATATCGTCCCAGGCCATCACTGGAGTCAGCGGAACTGGATCGGTTGGCACTGTCGCAAATGTCACATCAATTGAGATAATGGGCAACGGCGCAACCGGTGCAATTGGGATAGTCATTGGATTCGGATGGGGCGCGATACCTGACACATCCGAGACCTGGACGCCGGTATCTGACACCAGTGAAACATGGGCAGATATATCCGATAATGCAACAACGTGGCAAGAAGCCGCATAGAGGTACATCATGGCTGATACGACAACGACAAACCTACTTCTTACCAAGCCCGAGGTAGGTGCATCCACCGACGCCTGGGGCACAAAGATCAACACCGACCTGGACTCGGTTGACGCGGTGTTTGCTGCGGCTGGTAATGGAACCAGCGTCGGCCTCAATGTCGGATCGGGTAAGACGCTGGCGGTGGCCGGTACGCTGACAGTTACCGGTGCGGCCAGTACGATTGATGCAACGGCCATTGGCGCAACAACACCAGACACCGGTGCATTTACCACTCTGTCAGCTACAGGCGTGACAACTGTACAGGCTGGAACGGCAGCACTTCCCGCCATCACTACATCAGGCGACACTAACACCGGCATCTTTTTCCCCGCTGCTGACACCATTGCTTTTACTGAAGGCGGTGCGGAATCTATGCGCATTAACTCTAGTGGGTATGTGGGGATTGGTAATTCCACGGTCACAGCTAAATTAGACGTAGAGGGTGCAGGCCAAGCTAATGCACCAACGGTTTCCGGGTCAAAAGCTGCAACGATATATGCAGTGGCTACAGATAATACAAGTGATATTGGCGGTGGTATTGAATTTGGCGGCGCAGCATCCAAAACTTTTGCAGCGTGGAAAAGTGGCATTACCGATGGTGGTAATAACACTCTTGGTTATCTTGCGGCGTATACGAGAAATGCAAGCGCTGACGCAGCGATGACTGAGCGGATGCGTATTAACTCCAGCGGCAACGTGGGGATTGGTACTGCTTCGCCAGCTTACAAGTTGGATGTTGCAGGAAGCGTAAACGTCTCTTCTGACTCTAGCTACACACTTGGCGCAGGGGCAGATAGGTTTATTAAATACCGCTCTGGAGACAACGATATTTTGTTTTCCTTTGATGCGGGAGATTTTTACCAGCAAAACATAACAAGTTCATACCATGCTTGGTTTACTGGTAACAATGAACGGATGCGTATTGACTCCAGCGGCAACTTTATGGTGGCTACTACAAGTTCTACTACGGGCAATGGAAGCGGCAATAACGTATCAGGTTTTGCTGTAAACACAAACGGAACAACTTGGGCAAGTCGAAGTGGTTTTGAGGCACTATCTGTAAATCGTGTAGATACAACGGGCGGTGTTTTACGGGCAGCATCAGCAGGAAATCAAGTAGGCGGCATTTCTGTAACAAGCTCTACAACTGCTTTTAATACTTCATCTGATTATCGACTTAAACAAGACATTGCGCCCATGACAGGAGCGTTGATAAAAGTAGCTGCGCTCAAGCCTGTGACCTATAAGTGGAAACGTGACGGGTCAGATGGCGAAGGATTTATTGCTCACGAATTGGCTGAAGTATGCCCACAAGCAGTAACAGGAGATAAAGACGCTGTGGATGCTGATGGAAATCCTATCCACCAAGGCATCGACACCAGCTTCTTGGTGGCAACCCTAACCGCAGCCATCCAAGAACAGCAAGCCCTCATCACTTCCCTAACCGCCCGTATTACGGCACTTGAATCTAACTAAGAACTCACCATGACTACTACTTGGAACATCGTACAAACTGACTACTTGGTAGCAGACGGCTTTATCACCACCGCGCACTGGACAGCATCCGCTGTTGATGGCACATACACCGCTGGCTCTTACGGCACTTGCAGCTTTGCGGCTGCTACGCCATCCATTCCCTACGCCAGCGTAACCCAACAGGAAGTGTTGGACTGGTGCTGGGCAAACGGCGTGGACAAGACTGCTGTTGAAGCTGGCCTTGCCGCACAAATTGCGCTGTTAAAAAACCCCGTAACCGCCACTGGCACACCCTGGGGCGCGTAAATGGAATTCCAGCCAATGTTCAACTTCATCGGAGGCGCGATCCTGGTCGCCGTTGGCTGGTGGTGCAAAGAGATATGGGACTCTGTCAAGCTATTGAAAGCAGACATCAAGGCCATTGAGATTGACTTGCCAAAGAACTACGTAAGCAAGGCAGACATTGAAAGCCGCCTGGACAAGATCGACGCGACCCTAGAGCGTATTTTCGACAAGCTGGAAAACAAGGCCGACAAGTGATTGACCAGACTGTCTCAGCGGAAAGCCCGTGGCCTAACACTGAGACAAAGACGGTTTTGGTTTGTCGTATTCCTAAACGAGATGAGGACAAGAAGATGGGTGCAAACGAATTCATGGACAAAGACGGACGCATCTGCCGCTGGGTAGTTGTGAACAAGAAGTGATTGATCCATTCACAGCATTCGCCATTGCCCAAGGTGCGGTGGCTGGCATAAAAAAGCGGTAGCCCTTGGTAAAGATATACACGGCCTATACAAAGAATTCAGCAGTTTCTATCAAGCGGCAGACACGGTACACCTAGCAAGCAGCAAGGCCAGGATTGCGTCAATAGGAAAGACGGATGCACAGATCAGTTCTCAGGCTCTCCAGATTGCACTGGCATCTAAGGCGCTGCGGGAACATGAGAAGGAGCTAAAGGACATCCTCTTCTATAGTGGCAATGCTCCGGTTTGGGAAGAGATGATGGCAGAGCGCACCAGGATGATTAAAGAGCGCAACACGATGGAGAGAGAAGAGTCGGAAAGAAAGCAGAAGGACAAGGAAGCAAAAGTGGCAATCATTATGAACACACTCTGGATTTCCGGTGCATCCGCTATTGTTGTCCCACTGGTGAGCATCACGTTTCACGTTATTATGAATAGGGGTTTCTGATGATTCCAATACTTGGCGCACTACTCGGTACTCTTGCTGAAAACGGCCTGACGTTGCTATCTAGCGCAATACAAGCCAAAGGCAAAGAGGTAGTGGAAAACACGCTAGGCGTGAAAATTCCTGATAACCCAACCCCGGCTGACGTAACAAAACTGCGTGAGTTGCAATTTCAACATGAAGAACGATTGCTGGAGTTAGGCATTGAAAAAGCCAAAATGGAATTGGCTGAACTGGAATTGCTTGCCAAGGCCGCACAGAATGATGCTGACAACGTAACAGACCGTTGGAAATCAGATATGTCTTCGGACTCTTGGCTATCCAAGAACATCCGACCCATGAGCCTGATTGCCATTTTTGCAGGATACTTCTTGTTCACAATGATGTCGGCCTTTGGATACAGTCCGCAAGAGAGTTTTGTAAGCCTCTTAGGGACGTGGGGTCAGATAGTCTTTTTGGCTTATTTTGGTGGACGTACCGTAGAGAAGCTGGCAGAGATGAGGACCAACAAATGAGCATTTTCATCCCCGTACTCTACATCTGCATGAACGGACACTGCGAGTTCTTCCAGCAGCTTGCGCACTACACCGACAGGCAGCAGTGTATGGCGGTGGTGATGGAGAAGAAGCAGGAATTTATCAAGATGGGCGCTAAGGTAGACGTAACCTGTATCGACCTAATTGTTCAAAAAAGGGGTTTGTATGAGTCTTAGTCGAGAACAAGCAGCATTCCTGCTGGACATTTGCAAGCTGATTCAGCACGCCACAGACACAGGTTTCATGGTCACTGGTGGCGAGTTGGCGCGTACACCAGAACAGCAAGCCATTTACGTGAAGACGGGCCGGTCTAAGACAATGAACTCCATCCACCTAAAACGGTGCGCGATGGACTTGAACTTCTTCCTGAACGGGAAAATAATCTGGGACAAAGCTACCCTTGCTCCGATCGGTGCATATTGGGAAAGTTTGCACCCCAAGAACCGCTGGGGCGGTAATTTCAAGTCTTTGGTGGACTGCCCACACTTTGAACGGAACGTATGAGCGACTACAGCGGCCAGATAACAACGCCAGCACAGCCGAATCTTGGCAACCCTGGTGAGGTGTATGACCGCCTGTTCTTTAGCCAGACATTCAGCAACATCGGGAACTACGCCGTCCGAGTCACAAACGCTCTGGGAGCGTTATTCGGACCGCGTGGGGGTAAGTACCTCAACGCCCCATATGGAGCGTTCCACGACTCCACAGACCAGGTGGCGGCAAGCACCACCGCTGCCACTGTCATCACGTTTGACACCACCGATTTAAGCAACGGCGTCACGCTATCAAACTCATCCAGATTTAACGTATCGCAGCCAGGCATCTACAACATACAGTTTTCGATTCAACTCAAAAACACCACCAACGACAGCCACGACGTGGACATTTGGTTTCGCAAAAACGGCACAAACATCGACAACTCAAACAGTCGGTATCACCCACCTGCAAGGAAAAGCACAGGCGACCCGAGCCACATGATTGCGGCTTTGAATTTGTTTACCAGTTTGGCGGCAAATGACTATGTTGAAATCGTGTTTAAGGTTGGCGATGTTGGTGTGACGCTAGAGCACTTTGCTGCCAGCGCCAGCCCAACCAGGCCAGCAGTACCGTCGGCCATCGTTACACTGTCGTTTGTCTCCAACCTATCGGTGTAATCATGGCACTCATCCCCTTAAAAATTCCACCAGGCGTCTACCGCAACGGCACTGAATATCAGTCTGCTGGACGCTGGTACGACTCCAACCTGGTACGCTGGTTTGAGAATACCCTGCGACCCATTGGCGGGTGGCGGGTGAAGTCCACGTCTGCTATGACCGGCATATGCCGAGGCATCATTGCTTGGCGTGACAACAGCGCAACCCGCTATGCGGCTATGGGTACGCAGTCCAAGCTGTACGCGATGAATGCAGTAGGGACTGTTAAGGACATTACCCCGACAGGTTTCACGGCTGGTTCTGCTAACGCCACTGGCACTACAGGCTACGGGTACTGGACCTATGGCACTTTGTCGTATGGCACTGCGCGACCTGACACCGGATCAGTACCGGCCACCACCTGGAGCCTGGACACCTGGGGCGAGTACCTGGTAGCGTGCAGCAACACTGACGGCAAGCTGTACGAGTGGCAGCTAGGGTTCACGACGCCTACGCTTGCGGCTGTAATCACCAACGCGCCAACAAGCTGCGCGGCTCTTCTGGTCACCAACGAGCGCATCATGTTTGCTTTGGGCGCGTCGGGCAACCCGCGCTTGGTAAAGTGGTGCGACCAAGAGAACAATACTGTCTGGACGGCGGCAGCCAATAACCAAGCTGGTGACTTTGAGCTGGCGACACCAGGATCTCTAAGGTGCGGCAAGCGCGTGCGAGGTGTAAACATTCTGTTTACTGATGTGGACGCGCACGTCGCCAGCTACATCGGCCTGCCATTCGTCTACAGCTTTGAGAAGGTGGGTAGCGGGTGCGGCGTGATTTCTTCACAGGCTGTAGCGGCCATCGACACTTCCGCGATGTGGATGAGTCAGTCGGGATTCTGGTCCTACGACGGTTTCGTCAAGCCAATGCAGTGCGATGTCGGAGACTACATCTTCAACAATATCAACTATTCGCAGGCGTCCAAGGTCTACGCCGTCCATAATTCAGCATTCGGTGAGGTGACCTGGTTCTACCCGTCGTTGTCATCAAATGAGAATGATTCTTATGTAACCTACAACTACCGAGAGGGACATTGGTCTATCGGGATGATGACGCGCACCGCTGGAACAGATCGAGGCGTATTTGCTAATCCGCTGTTTGTCAGCACCGACGGGTACATCTACGACCACGAAGTCGGCTACACCTACGACTCGGTGGCTCCCTACGCGCAGTCCGGCCCGATTGAACTAGGTAACGGCGACAACATCATGGCCGTCAGGTCGGTGATACCCGACGAGCAGACCCTAGGCGAAGTCGCTATCTCTTTCACGGCTAGGCTTTATCCGACATCGGCAGAGGTCAGCTACGGCCCGTTTAGCGCCAAGGCTCCCACCGACACCAGGTTCTCAGGACGGTCAGTCAAGATGAAGGTCACCGGCAACGTCCTAGACGATTGGCGGGTCGGCGTGATGCGGCTGGAGGCTACATCGGCAGGGAAACGATAATGGAGGATTTTTGGCGGTTGGCACAACACATCGAAGCCGCCTTAGAATACTCGGCAGGAACCCACACCCTTGAAGATGTTGCGCAGGGTGTAGAGGCAGGACGGTTTCAGCTATGGGCTGGGACAAAAAGCGCAGTCATCACGGAAATCATTGTCTATCCGCGACTCAAGAATCTGCACTTTTTTCTTGCTGGCGGCGACCTAGATGAACTCCAACTGATGCGACCACATATCGAATCTTGGGGAAGGCAGAATGGTTGCACGCGAGTTACCCTGGCTGGCCGTAAGGGTTGGGCAAGGACATTTTTAGCAGATGAGGGATATGAACCTAAGTGGCATATTCTGAGCAAGGAGTTGTGATATGAGCCTAGGTGGTGAAGAATCCTCTACCGCAGTGATTGTGTACGGTCCTGATGGGACGGCGTACGGCAGTCCTGCGCAAGCTAGAGCCGCTGGCGTAAGCAATCCAACTATGTCGCCTCCTGCTGGCTTTCCAATTTCATATCCTGGGCGGCAACTTTACACGCCTGCACCAATGCCCTATATCCCAACGCCATCATCTGGTGGGCGTAATCGTTACGCTGAGATCATGTCTCAATTTGGACAGTCTCAGCCGTTTTCGTTCTTTGGTATGCCATCCGGTGGATTTAACCCTTATGCACCCGATTACACCGGAGGGTTCACGCCTTACAAGCGCCTGGTTACTCCGCAGCCTATTGTGAATCCAGTTGAGCCTACAGTGCCAATGGTTGGCGGTGGTGGTGGCGGCGGTAGAAGTGACGCTGATAGAGAAGGCCCAAGCGCATTTTCTCAGATGACGCCAGCGGAGCGTGCTGCTTACTACGCAGAGCGACCAATTGAAGGAAGTCTTGCGTTGGGTGCGCAGGATTTATTTGGTAACACCACACTCATGGGGCAGATTTCGAAAAATGCCAACCCTGATTCCTTTTACGACAGCAGGCTGGAAAAAATGGGTGTTAATCCAACCATTAGCTTGGAGAACCAAAATACGCTTGCTGGTGAGGCAATGCAAAGGGCATTAGATTCACAAACTCCAGCTATCACTGAAGGCTTATTGAGTACGCCAATCGTTGAGACTCCAGTTGAGGCTCCAGTTACAGATTTGCCGCCAAACGCAAGGTTTTATGGCACTGGTGAAGTTCCTCCAGGAATAAGTGAAAACGACTTTTATGCTGCTCAAGCAGCAGCTAACTTACCAGCCGAAACTAAAAGTTTGCTGAGTCGCTATCCGGCTCCAGTTGTCACTGCGCCACCCGTTGTGGCCCCTGCACCAGCCCCTGCACCAGTAGCACCAGCAACGATAACTGCCACAGAAACCTATAGAGGTGATGAGCCTAACCCTGCTGGTTATGTAGGCACAAGAATAGGCAGAGATAGTTATAGATATACGCGGCCAGTGACCGTTAATGTTGCGGATTTTACTGACAGCCAAGGAAATTTCGACTTTAGCGCACTCCAAAGAGCAGGGCTTTCCATATCAGGTATTGGCGGTGGACAGGGCAGCTCTGGAGGTGGATACACGGTAGGCGGCTACGCACCTGGTTCGCAAGCAGCCGCTGCCGCTGCATCTGGAACAGTCGGTGGATACGGCCCTGGTACACCAGGATTCAATAGTGGCATGACTGGCCTATACAAAGGCGGTCACGTCTCCATGCAGCACTTGAATGGCCCAGACCCAGATGGTCCGGATGACGGTTACGTTGCGCTCAAGATGGGCGAGTACGTCATCAACGACAAGGCTGTCAAAAAGTACGGTATCGAGTTGATGGAGGCCATTAACTCGGGCAAAATTTCAAAGGGCAAGCTACGCGGCTTGCTCGAAATGTAAGGAGAAACGATATGTCAAAAGGCGGCGCATCCGGCAGCACAACCAGCACCACATCCATCGACCCTGATCTGAAGGCGGCTTATCTCGCCAACATTCAGCAGGGTCAGAGCGTTGCCGGTGCATTACCGGTACGGCAATTTGCAGGCTTTAATCCGCTGTATACGGCGGGTGAGCAGCAAGTCACAAACGAGGCTCTGAACCCTTTTACCGGCGAGTCCATCCAGCAGTTCATGAACCCCTACGAAAACGAGGTGGTTCAGCGTGCATTGGCTGATGTTGGTGGGGCACTGGACACTCGGCGTTTGCAAGACCGGCAGGCGGCTACTCAGGCACGCGCTTTCGGTGGATCACGCCAGGGCGTGCAGGAGTCACTCACGAATGCTGCGGCCATCAAGCAGGCGGCTGACACCGCTGCGCAGATGCGTGCTGCTGGATACGGCCAGGCGGCTCAGTTGGCGCAGTACGCCAAGGGCGCAAACATCTCCGGCGGCCAGACGGTCATGGGCCTGGGCGGTGCGCGTCAGGCGCTGGAGCAGGCTCAGTTGGATGCCCTGCGCAACATCGGTCTGGAGAAATTTGGCGTTGCTTCCGGCGCACTAAGCGGTCAGCTACCGAATCTCGGTATGACAACATCACAACCGTACTACCGGAACCCACTTGCTGGTGGCTTTGGTGGTGCATTAGCCGGTCAGCAGTTAGGCGGTGCAAACTACGGTGGGACCGGCGCTTTGCTTGGTGGCCTGCTTGGATTATTTGGCTAAGGGGAACAGAATGGCAACATTGTCCGACTATTATTTTGGTAATCCAATGGACTTTGGTCCATTAAGCCAATACCCCCTTGGTTATGGAGCTGGAGCTACAAGGATCAATCAGAACTACCGCCCGACGACTAGATTTATGTCGCGAGGAAGAGGTCCTCAGAGTTTATATCTCAACAATATGGGAGTCTTCGCTCCTACCCAAATGGGAGATTTCACTCCTAGCGCGGGACTGATGGGTGAGATGCAGCCACTTTCTGCGCAGCCGCAAGTTCAACCACCAAGGTTGCCTGTTGTCGTTGAAGACATCATGGCGCAGGACAACCCGAACTATTTGGCAGAGCCAGCACAAGAAGCTGGAGCAGCACCACGCCGCACACTCGGCCTGCTGGGTGACCTGTTTGGCGGTGCATCCGCGCTGGACGAGTACATGACGCCAGAGCAACGAGCGCAGCTACAGAACCAGGGCGTAATGGCAGCGGCCATGCAACTGCTTGCGTCATCCGGCCCGAGCCGGACACCTATTGGACTCGGTCAGGCGCTTGGTGAGGCGTATGGTGCTGGTCAGAAAGGCTACACGGCAGCGCAGCAGAATCTGCTTACGAGCATGACGATGAAGCAGAAGATGGATGAGGCGAAGCGTCTAAAAGATATTCAAGCACGCATCAGTGGTGCATTGATTGGAGAAGGCGCTCCGGCTATGCCTGGTGCAGCCATCTCTCCAGATCAGGCTATCAATGCACCAGGGTTACCCGCTGGCCCTACAGTGGCACGCGCTGCACTGATTGGTACTCCTAGTGCTGCTGCACCTATGAGCCAGGCAGATATATTGCACGATAGGTACATGAATGCGTCAAGCATTGCGGCTCAATATGGTGATGCTGAAACAGCAAAAAAATACGCTGATTTGGCAAAGCAAATTCGCCCACAACAGGAAACTCAAGGCGAACCGTATAGAGCCGTAGACGGCAACTATTACATACGCCTAAAGTCGGGCGACCCTATCCCATACAAGGGTCCGGCTCCAGCGGCAAAGCCTAGTGGCGCTCCTTTCCAAGCAACTGATGTGTCTGGGAAACAAGTCCTACTCAGTCAAATGAGTGACAACTCATACCAAACAATTGAAGCGTTTGGACCACCGCGTGAGATGGTGCAAGTTGATGTCGGTGGCTCAATTAGATTTGTTGACAAAAACAGTATACCGGTTGGAACAACTTTTACCAAGGGATTGGCTCCGCAAATTGTCGGAAGCGCAGACACCGGATTCTTTGTATATGGTGGCGGTGGAGGCGGTGGGACTACGGTAGGAGGCAAAGCGCCTCCTCCTGCTGCGGCTGGAGCTGCTGGCGCTGCACCTCCACCTGGTGGGCGTCAAGCCGCACCAGGGATGACTCAAATTATCCCTGGCACATCGTTCAAGAATGATGAGCAATTGCGCAAGGAGTTCACCCAAAATATGGACCCATTTGTAAAACTTGCTCAAGCATTTGAGAAGATACAAGTGGCGGCTCTAAACCCATCAGGCGCTGGCGATATTTCGCTTATTTATGGGTACATGAAAATTCTTGATCCTAACTCTACGGTTATGCAAGGAGAACAGGCCAGTGCACAAAATGCTGGAAGTGTCCCAGAGTCTATTCGGGCTAAATACAACTCAATTATTGGTGGTGAAAAGTTAGACCCGAATGTGCGTGCTGATTTTCTAAATCAGGCAAGGCTCATAGTTGAGTCTCAGCGGACAATGGCTAATGATGTAAGAGACCGTTACAGCGAACTTGCAAGAGCATATGGTCTCAAGCCAGAGCAAATTATCTTTGATCCATTCAAGCGCATCAAGCCACCAGGCGAGATTGCCAAGGATGCGACTCCGAAAAAGTCAGCAGATTTTGTGAAGCAATACGATTTGCTACCGAAGAAATGATAGGGGTAAAAAATGGCTGATATGACAAACCTTGAACGGGTACAAGAGAATGTGCGTAGGATGCAAGCGCAGGGGGCTGATGGCGCATCACTGACTGAGTATCTAAAGACTGAGGGTTACACCCCGACCAGGTACGAGGAGGCGTCTAGGAAGATGAAAGACCTGGGCGGTCCTGCTGTTAATGCTGGCTTTGGTCGCTCATTGCTGCAAGGCTTGACGTTCAACACGGCAGACGAGATAGAAGCTGCAGCAAAAGCCATGATGAGTTCTGGCATGAGCGCATTTGACGCGCAGCAAACCCTGAGTGGGTCGGTCACTGGCGCAAAGCCTAAATCAGCGTATGAGCAGGAACTTGCAAGGGTCCGCGCTGGCATTAAATCCTACGAAGAGCAGTACCCTGGACGAGCGTTTACTGGCGAGTTGGTGGGTGGACTGATTCCTACGGTGGCCGCGATTGCTGCTGCCCCGTTCACTGGTGGAGCCACAGCACCAGTCGCTGCATCCAACGTCGCCAGGACGGTGGCCGCGATACCAGGTCTTTCCCGTCAGATCGTGACCGGAGCAAAGGTCGGCGCAGGAACTGGCGCATTGTCAGGTGCTGGTGCATCGGAGGGTGGACTGCAAAACCGAGTAACGGGCGCACTTGTTGGAGGCACTGTAGGCACAGTGTTGGGCGCAGGGTCACCAGTTGTGAGTAAGGCGGTAGTTGGAGGTGGCAGGGCTGGGTTGGAAGCCGCTGGCCTTATCACACCGCAAACCGCTACCCAGAGAGCGCAGGAGTTGCTGGCTAAGAAGTTGGCCCAGGAGGGTGTATCCCCAGCAGATCTAGCCCAGCGCCAGGCTCAGATCATCAAGACTTATGGGCCGCGAGATGAGACGCTTGCGGACTACGGCGGCGAGTCT